CATTGTTAAACAAATCGAGGTAGAGATATGAGAAAGTTATCAGGAGAGTTAATCGTAATTATTGTTGGCGTCGTATGCATCGTAGGCGTTGCAATCACAATGTACTTATCACGACCAACAAGTAAGTACACAATAAAAACGGAGTTCAGTACCTATTGCACAGATACGTTTAGGGTATATGGTCACGGAGTAACTTTCACATCAGTTGATGGGAAGAAAGTAGTAGTACAAGGAAATTTTGAAATCATTTTAAATAAATAGTTATGACACCTTACGAAAAGGCAAAAGATTTAGTACGCAGATACTATCAGATAGTACCAAACTTTGACACCGCTAAAGATTGCGCGGGTTTAGCTGTCTATGAAATAATAGAAGACAGAACAGATGGCGAATTAGATTCCGCATACTGGCAAGAGGTTCGAGTAGAGGTTTACTCGCTCGGAAGCCCCCATGTAAACCATGAGGCTAAAGCAGATAAATTTAACGAAGAATTAACTAACTATAACAAATAATAAGATGAGAAAAGTAATCGGCACATACCTTACAGAAGGTGGCAACAGAAAAGAAATCTATGAAGTATATAACCCTAACGTTAATACTAATAAACTAATCCAAGGACAGAAATACTTGGTAGAGTATCGCTTAATGAACAAGGTAGTCAGCGACTTTGGTGTATTCCTTGAGGGTACGGCAGACTTTCGAACCCTAGTGTTCACACACCCTACTATAGCATTTAAGACTATCGGTATTCCAACAATGAATATAAATAATCTCATGATTGTTGACTAAATAAAACTAATGTTGTACATTTGAATTCTACTAACGGATGAGTTGAAGTTGCGGTCAGCTCATTCGGTATTCAAGGCAACTTGAACCACCCCCTCTCCTTCGCAACAAGGTTTGGGGGTTTATTTTTGTGCATATGAACACCGAGCCAACGTGCGATGAACTAGAAATAATGTGTCTACGCGCGGTACTTAATTTAAAGAAGGTAAGAGTTGAAAAAGACCTAAAAGATTACACCCAGTTGTTTAAGTATATCACACCCGTGTCAGAGCCATTCCCTAAGCTACTTAAGATAGTTGAGCGTTTGGTTAAAGACTTAAACGAGATTAACGAAGAGCTAAACAAAGCAATATGAATTTTATAATAATCCCTTATGATTTATTGGCGCGAACAGACTTGACCGCATCAGAAAAGAATCTGATGGGATTAATTAATAGTTTATCAGCCAAGGAAGGCTACTGCTTTGCAAGTAATACTTACCTAGCAAGCGTATTAGGAATAACATCCTCAGGTATCAGGAAGTGTTTACACAACCTTGAGTCACTTAATTTAATAACTAGAACCTTAAAGTATAAAGAAAACAATGAGGTTGAATTTAGGCACATTAAACCAACTACCCCCCTGCTACTACAGGGGCATACCCCCCTGCTACCACAAGGGCATACCCCTGCTACCACAGGGGCACATAATAAAGAGATTAATAATAAAGTAATTAATAACTCTATTGAACGCTTTGAAGAGTTTTGGAATACCTACAACAAGAGGATAGGGAAAGAGAAGACAAAGGCTAAATGGACTAAGCTAAAGGACAAGGAAGTAGATGCTATATTTTTAGCGTTACCTAATTACATAGCTAGTAGAGAAGTAAAGTATAGAAAAGACCCAGAGAGGTTTTTAACTCATAGAGTATGGGAGGATGAGATGCCAAGCGAGGCACAAGTTATTCCACTATCAGCAACCAAGATTACAGAAATCATAATCCCAACCGACTTTTAATAATGGCACACACACATGATAAGTTACTAGAAGAAGACGTAATAGCTTACCTATTAGATAAACCACACCTAGTTAAGGACGCGGTTAAGATATTAGGAGAGGATGCGTTTACTTACGACCTCCACAGGGACGCATACCTTGCGATGAGAGAGTTTTATTTAAATAATAAGGCATACACTCGTTTTGATATTTTTAAGCCCATAAGCGACAGTTCTCGCTTTCTTAGAGATGAGCCCGCCAAGTTACTTACGATGACTCCTAAGACAACGATTGAGTTGACGTCCGCGTGTCAGGAGTTAAAGGCGTTAGAACAGAAAAGAATCTATCAGTCTATTGCTAATGAGATAGACAAGGCGATAACCCACGGCGAGGATGTGTCTGTTATTCAGAGTATCATTGAACAGGGCATATCATTTGTAGAGACAAGTTCTGTTAGTAGCGAAATCTTTGCCCTTGGCGATGTTTACGACAACGTAATGGACAAGTTAGAGGCTAACGCTGGGAACGTAAAGTTTTCTGGGATAGACACAGGTTCAAGGAAGTTAAACTACGCGTTAGGCGGATGGCAAGAAGGAATGATTGTCGTGGCGGCACGTCCCTCTATGGGAAAGACTATCGTTGGATTAGATTTCGCCAAAGCATCTGCTAAGGCAGGCAAGCGTGTGTTGTTTCTATCTTTGGAAATGCCAAAGGAGTCGCTAATGTATCGCTACATTTCATCTGAAGCACCAGAGTATATGTACTCAGACATCAAAGCTAATCGAATTACACAAGATGATGTTAAGAAGATTAGATTATCTAATGCTAGAGAACTTAAGCGCTTGCCTATATTCTTTTACGACTCAGACAATCGGGACATCAACTACCTGTCGATGGTGCTAACAAGCGAGTGTCGCAAGAATAAGATAGACGTTGTTGTTATTGATTATATGCAGTTGATTAGAGACAATCAGATGCGCGGACAGGATGACTTTACTCAAGTATCATCTGTCTCCAATAAGATACAGAAGCTGACAAGGAAGCTAAACATTCCAATCATTTGCCTAAGTCAGTTATCGCGCGGTGCAGAAGGTCGAAGCGACAAGCGTCCTCAGCTATCTGATATCAGAAGTTCGGGTAACATTGAGCAAGATGCATCAGTTGTTATTGGATTGTATAGACCCTACTACTATGCTCAAGCGGAGGCGCGCGCAAACAATCTACCCGCCCCTGAAAATGATTACACCCTAGAGTTTATCTTACTTAAGAACAGAGATGGAATGACAGGCGGTGTGCTTAGGTACTGCGATGTGACCACTAACAGAGTTACCGACGAGCAGGATGAGTTGTTTAGGTTCACGGCACAAGAGCCCGCCTACAAGAATTCAGTAATCAATAAGATGGAAGTTGATTTTGATAAAGATGTAACTATAGCCCCTTTTTAATATGAATGTATTCCAAGAACTCAAGAAGTTTTCCCACATCAAGTACTATGATGAACCGCATAAATATTTTATAGGCGAGCAAGAATTAGTATCAGGCACGGGATTTATTAAGTTATTTAAGCCTGAGTTTAACGCTAAGGTAATGGCTAAAGCTACGGCTAAGAAGCAGGGCGTTCCTATTGAGGATATCCTTGCCGAATGGGATTACAAACGAGATTTTGCGGGCATGAAGGGTACGTTAGTACATAACTTTGCGGAGAGCTATTGGTTCAATAAGATATTCCCATACAACTCGCAGGTCGTTATAGACAAATTCGGCGAAGATAATATCAAAGAACGATATGATAGATGCGTGGAAATGTTTCTAGACTTTTATCGCGACGCCTCTCCTGCCCTGACGCCCATTGCTATGGAGTTAGTTATTGGTGATGCTAAGCTAGGAGTAGGAGGGATGGTAGATTGCCTATTCTATAACGAGAAGCTACAGGAGTATCAGATATGGGATTACAAGACAAACAAGCAGATACGAATTAAGTCTGACTATCGCAAGCGTTTTAAAGCACCTATATCGTTTATTGAGGAGTGCGAGTTTGAGGGATATTCGCTTCAGTTAAACCTGTACAAGTACATCATAGAAAAGAATACCAACATTAAGATTGGTAGATTATATCTGGTGTGGTTGTTCGAGGAGAACGAAAGTTATCAAGTAATTGAATGTAAAGATTATCAATCAACAATAGAGTTAATGTTTAAAAATTATAACCCACCCAAACAATGAAAGACGTTCTAACAGACACAATCGAAGACATCAACGAGGGAGTCAAAATCTACCTGAGAGATGCGTATCATCGAGGCTATAAGCACGGTGAACAGAGCCAAAATCTGATTAATCAGAAGCTATCTAATCCCAAGTTAATCCTTGGAGACTTCATTAAGTTCATCAAGAACTACAAGATGACAATGCTTGAAGGAGAGATCCGTTTCTCT